TGGTTTCTCAAGCCCTAAGAAGGCCGAAGAACCCGCTGCTGTGGCAGTCGAAGAAACTGAAGACGAAGACCTACCGTTCTAACTAGGAGGCAGCAATGGAATGGAGATTCGATATATCTCCCGTTGCTGCTTCTAGACCCCGCGTTGGTAAGTGGGGTGCTTACTACACAGGGGCATACAAAGACTTTAGAGAGAAAGCATCGGAGATAGTATACTCAGTAATCGGAACAGATAGAGAACTGATTACTACTCCGATTGCTGTCTCTTTAGAATTATATGTTAAACGCCCCAAGTCAACTGAAAAAAAGTATCCCCGTGCAGACATTGATAACTATGCGAAAGCTATATTTGATGTAATGAACGGAAAACTATGGGCAGATGATGAACAAATTGTTTCTATGTATGCGATAAAAGAATGGGCTGAGAAAGGCTCGGACGGTTATTTCATACTGGGAATTAGTGAGCAACGGGATAAGAAAAAGAAGTAAGCATGGGGGCTAGCAATAGCCCCCTTGTTTTTCAGGAGGTATTATGTTTGTAGAATATATTGAACACATGGGTAGTGATGCAGCGGTTGCTGATGCAGCCCGTGTTTCGTTTGGTAAGAGAGTTACCAACTTTGAAGACAAAGATGCTAAGCTTATTCAGTATCTTGCAAAGCATAATCACTGGTCACCCTTTGCTCATTGCTTTATCAAGTGCCGTGTTATGGCCCCTATCTTTGTTGCCCGTCAACTGATGAAGCATCAAGTAGGGTTTGCATGGAATGAAGTATCAAGACGCTATATCAAGGACAACCCTGTGCTGTGGACTCCTATGGGATTCCGTAAGGCTCCCGAAGGATCTATCAAGCAGGGATCTAGCCCTGAGTTTGTAACCAACAATACAGAATTGTTGAATGCTTATGACGAAGTGGCTAAGTCCTGTTTTTATCTATACAGGCAAATGATTGCTACTGGCGTTTGTCCAGAGCAAGCCAGAGCAATTCTACCTCAGGCTACTATGACTGAGTGGATCTGGACTGGTTCTCTATACGCTTGGGCTAGAATGGTTAAGCTGCGTACTGATGAACACGCTCAAGTTGAAACTAGAGAAGTGGCTGAAGATATTGCTGTGTTTGCTAAGCAACTGTTCCCGCATAGTTGGGAGGCTTTGATGACTCATGGTTAAATGGCAAGACCTTGCATACAAGATTGCTGAGACAATCGACAGAGATAAAGCACATGTCTCTTTGATTGTTAGAAAAAACCAGCTTGTTGCGATTGGCACAAACAACTGGAAGACACACCCGAAAACTGTGGAGTATGGTTATATGTACCCATATCTTCACTCTGAGCTTGACGCTTTTAGAAAAATAAAGACACCACTTGATAAGCTGATACTATTTAACTTCCGTATTAGCAAGACAGGTAAACTCGGGATGTCTAAGCCATGCAGGTTTTGTATGCCTTGGTGTTCACAGGTGTTTGATAAAATTGTTTATTCAAATGAGAATGGAGAATATCAAGATGGCTGGCAAGGGTGATAAGTATAGAAAAGTAGATAAGAAACAATACGACAAAAACTACGATAAGATATTTGGTAAGAAAAAAAAGAAGAAAGAAAAAAATGAAACTTCAAATTGACATCCCCTACGCTAATAGCAACAGCAATAACATTCATTATCAGCAGTTACTTGATCTTGTGATGACGGCACATGCTAATAGCGCAAAAAACCAAAATAATATTTCTTCTACTTACTTTATTTCTACGCTGTTAATGACAGACAACATGGCATCAGCCATAGCTAGTGCAATTCTTACAACCGGGAAATACCACGCTCCTATTACACAGGCCCGTAATGTATTTACAAAATGGTCATACCAAGATATTGCAAAAGCTATTGAGCGTGGTGAAAAAATTCCCGGCTTTGGTAATTCGTTTTATAAAGACGATATTGACCCAGCTTGGTTTCCAGTTCGTGATTACTTGCGAACTTTTATGCCAGCATTACACGCTCATTTGGATAGTTTAACACTTGCTGTTAATACTGAAAGACAAAAGCATAGTAATAAAACCAACCCAATCTTTCCAAATCCAGCCATGTATAGTGCCATTGTAACGGAGTTGTTTGGATGGGAAGAAGGAAGCGAATTGTCATTGTTTGTACTAGCTCGTTTGCCTTCATGGGTATCTCTTGTTTTTGGAACGAAAGGACTAGATGGTGAAACCGAGTGAATTTGAAGCACTTATATTTGAGTACTCTGATATTTGTTTTAAGATCGGGCGTATGGAAACGGATGGTAACACTACTCAAAAGGCTTACGATAAACTAACTGACAAGCGTGACGAGATACGACAGATAATCCTAAAACTATTTAAGGAGAAACATGTCAACATTCATAGCTAAGCATCCTTGTCCAAAGTGTAAAGCAAATGGTGGCGACAACCATAACGACAATCTAGCTGAGTACGAGAAGAATTATTACTGCTTCAAATGCCAGCATTATATTCCAAAGGAAGGACAAGCAATGCAAGAAACTATTGCAGAGACTGTTAGAAAAGAATGGAAGCCAATACACGGCAGCACTGTTGAGCTGTCTCATAGGCGTGTTGAAGAAAAAGCTTGCCGAATGTACAACTATCAGACTGCTGTTGTCAATGGTAAGACAGTTGAGATTGCCAATTATTACCGCGACGGTGTTCTGATTGGTCAACATCTCCGTGGTCCTAACAAGCAGTTTGCTTGGAAGGGTGAAGCCAAAGGTGTTGAGTTGTTTGGTCAGCACCTATGGAAAGGCAACAATAAGCGACTGATTATTACCGAAGGTGAGATTGACTGTATGACAGTTGCTCAACTTATGGGATATACTTGGGCTGTTGTCTCGCTGCCTAACGGTGCGGCTTCTGCTGTCAAGTCTATCAAAGATAATCTAGAGTTTGTAAACTCTTATAATGAAATCGTGCTGTGCTTTGACATGGATGATCCCGGTCAAAAGGCAGCACTTGAGGTTGCGGAGATTCTTCCACCCGGTAAGTGCAAGATTGCAAAGCTTCCCTTCAAGGATGCTAATGAATGTCTTGCCAACAACCAAGGTAAGTCTGTTGTTACTGCCTTATGGGAAGCTCAGCCATATTCACCGGACGAGATTCTACATGTCTCGCAGATCATTAATACAATGGAAGAGCTAGATGCTGTGCGCGTTTACCCCTTCCCGTTTGATGCCCTGTCTGAGTACCTGATTGGTCAGCGGTCTGGTGAGATTACCCTGTGGGCTTCAGGGACTGGCTCAGGCAAGTCCACTATCCTTAGGGAGCTTATGATGCACCACCTTGACGAAGGCCGCTCAGTAGGTGCTATCATGTTGGAAGAATCTCCACAAGAAACGATGGATGATATGATCTCGTTGATTATTAACAAGCCAGTACGAGCTATCCGTGCATCTCGTATGATGAACGAACTGCGTGTAAAGCTTGGTAAGAACCCAATCAACATGACGATCATTGACAATCTATCGGATACAGAATATCATACTGCCAAGGAACATCTAGGTAAGACTAACTTCTATATCTACGATCACCTTGGTAATAATGCTATGTCCAATCTACTTGCTAGAATGGAATACATGGCAGTATCTCTAAAGGTTGATGTCATTGTTCTTGACCATATTACTGCTGCGGCTGCTGGCCTTATGGGTATGAGTGACAAGGACATTGATGGTGGTAATTCGGAGCGTATCATCATTGACAACCTTATGAAAGAACTACGAGCACTTGCAGTAAGAACTGGCGTACACATTGACATTGTATCTCAGCTAAAGAAAACTGACAAGGCTTATGAAGAAGGTGATCGTATTACGCTACAGGATCTCAGAGGTTCTGGTGCTCTTGCTAGCGTACCCAATACAGTCGTTGCTCTTGAGCGTGACCGACAGAATGCTGACGAGAAGATCGCCAATACAACTGTTGTTCGTGTTCTCAAGAACAGACTGACTGGTAGAGCAGGTGTTGCTACTGCGCTCTATTACGATCACAATACAGGCAGACTCAAGGAAATTGGGTTTGCTAATAACGACGATGGAGAAATGGTGTTTGAACCAATAGACACGGAGGTATAACATGATTCGACTGGTACTTGACATTGAAGCTAACGGACTTGGTGAGGTCACCATGACTAACAAGGGTCCGGCCAAAGAGGTTAACCAAATCTGGTGCGCCGTTGTTATCAACGCAGACACTGGTGATGTCAAGACTTTTACCCAGTCTAACATGAACCACCTTGTGCCTTATCTCAACACCGCTGATATTCTCATCGGGCATAACATTCTATCCTTTGACATTCCCGTAATCAGAAGACTTCTTGGCAACCTTAAGCGACCAAAGCATGGGTACTTCGATACACTAGTGGTGTCTAGGATAATGTATCCAGACCGCAACAATCACCCCTTAGGCGGCAACTCTCTAGAGTGCTGGGGAAAGTATCTCAAGAACAACAAGATTGAGTATACTGGAGGCTGGTCTGCGTTTTCAAATGAGATGCTTGAGTATTGCATCCAAGATGTAAAGCTTGGTTGCGACATCTACAAGCATCAGCGTGAGTTTGCAAAGAACAATCTCAAAGTGTTCCAATTTGAACACATGGTATCTGAGATTCTTATGGAGCAAACAGATCGCGGTTTTGGCTATGATCTTACCAAGGGAGAGATGCTTTACTTGTCTCTGTTACAAGAGAAGGCTGAGTTGGAGGATAGGATGAGGACAATCTTTCCCGACAAGATCCATTATCGTAAGTCAGAGAAGACTGGTAAAGATCTCAAGCCAAAGATCGAAACTTTCAATCCCGGTTCTCGCAAGCAGATTGCAGAACGACTCAGTGAAAAGTATGGTTGGGTTCCCCCTTGTACAGACAAGGGTAACCCCAAGGTAGACGAGTCTGTTCTGTCCACTCTGGACTATCCTGAAGCCAAAGAACTAGTCAAGTACTTTGACATGGTTAAGCTTATGGGTATGGTTGAAGACTGGAACGCTAGAGCAAGTAACTCCCGTGATGGCAACATCCACGGTTACATCAATGCTCAGGGTGCTGCTACTGGCAGATGCACCCACAGCGAACCTAACATTGCACAGGTGAGTGGCGATCACCGGGCAAGAGAACTGTGGATTCCAAACCGTACAGGTTTCGTTCAACTTGGTTCTGACCTATCGGGCCTTGAGCTACGAATGCTTGCACACTTTATGCACAAGTATGACAAAGGCAAATATGCCGATGTTCTTCTTAATGGAGACATTCATACTTACAATCAGAAAGCTGCAGGCATCGAATCAAGAGCACTGGCTAAGTCATTCATCTATGCGTATCTCTATGGAGCGGGTGACAAAAAGATTTCCCTTGTACTTAATTGTAGTGTGGATCAGGCTGCAAAGCTACGGATTAAATTCCAAAAGGAGATCCCTGCACTTGCCAAAGTACAAGAGGAAGTTAGATTTAACGCACTGAAGTATGGCACAGTAACCTTGCCTGATGGACGCAAGGTTCCCGTTAGGTCAGAACACGCGGCACTGAATACCCTATTGCAAGGCAGCGGTGCTATCGTCAGTAAGTACTGGATGGTGCTTGCTGACAAACAACTTAAGAAACTATATCCGGGCAAGGCTTACCAAATGGCATATGTACACGACGAACTACAGTATGCTGTAGCTGCTGATTGTGCAGATGCTGTTGGTAAACTTGTCACGGGATGTGCCACAGATGCTGGTATCCGTTTGGGTATCAACATTCCAATTGCTGCCGAGTACAAAGTCGGTAGCAACTGGGCTGAGACTCACTGAGTCTCTTTGGCTTCGTGGCGGAACAGGCAGACGCAGCGGACTTAAAATCCGCCGCCCTAAACGGCGTGGGGGTTCGATTCCCCCCGAAGCTATTGAAAGGAGTTTATATGACACAACTTGATATTTATATTGCTGGTCCAATGCGGGGTTATCCAAACCATAACTTTGATGCTTTCATGGATGCAGATAAGAAACTAAGACGCAAATGGAGTTCAGCTGTTGGTACTATTTATAACCCAGCACAGATGGATCTTGATGAAGGCTTTGATCCCAGTCAAACAGAAGATTCAAAGCAGCACCTCAAGGAGTGCATGACCCGCGACCTCAATGCAATTCTAAAGTGCGACGCTATTTATATGTTGCCCGGTTGGGAAAAGAGCGAGGGTGCTAAGGTTGAGCATGCCCTTGCCGTATACTTGGGGCTAAAGATATTCTATGAAACATAAAGCAAAGGTTTGTTATTATGACATTTCATACGGTGATAAATGGTCTAGACTAATTGCTTGGTTGGTTTATTTACTAGCAGGCTCTCGTCTAAACCATGTACACATTGAACTTCCCAAAGCTAATGTAGCTTACTTTGCTTCTTTGTATCGTGGGGTAAGAGTACTAACAATAGATACCGTCAGGAAGACATATGGTAAACCAGTGTTTACCCAGACAGTTATCTTAGACCATGATGCCCTTCCTGTAGACCCAACCGTTTGGCAAAAAGAAACAATTGCATATTGTGTCTTTTGGCATTTGATTGGTCGTTATTTTAAAATGAAAGTCCCACACACATGCGGTAAAGTAACCGCAGACATTCTAAGAGATTCTGGATATCCAATTCCTTATAATGTTATTGAACCGCATAAGATTCTCAAGGAGGTTACCCGTGCTAATGTTTCTATTATCAGGGAAAGCGCGCGTTGGAAAGACGACTGCTGCTAAGATTCTATCTGAACAACTATATCTAAACGGATATAAACCAATTATTCTTCCTTTTGCTGCAGCACTCAAGGCTGAAGTAGAAGCAACTGGTATTACAAAAGAAAACAACCCAGAAGAATACAGACTTACTTGCCAAGAGCGTGGCTCAGCTAGACGCAAGGAAGATCAAGACTACTGGGTTAAAAAGTTTATCGAAGCTGTTAATACTATTTCTAAAGAAGAACATGCTGATCCTGATAACTGTGAACGAGCTGTGATTGTGGATGACTGCCGTTACCTAAACGAACTTAATCTAGCACCCCGATTTAATGCTCTTAAGATCTTTATTGCTCACGATTCCCGTCAACTACAAGAACACGATGCTGAGTGGCGTAAGCATGAATCAGAACAAATGGCGGGATCTATTGAAGAAGGGGATAAAGACTTAGTATCAACCTTTCATTTTATTATTAAGAATAGTGGAACAGAAAAAGAATTCAAGACAAAGCTTAAGGACATGTTCCAAGTAATGGTAGACTGTGCCTATGCTATTGTCGTGGATAATCTGTGTGAATGTGAACTGTGTCTATCTACCCGTTATGATAGACCTGTGTGTATTGAAAAACTAGAAGAACAAATACTAGATCAACTGACTAAAGACTTTGGAGAAGAGGAAGGCGAAGATGAATAAACCAACGACTGCTGTTCTAGATGGAGATATACTGGCTTACCGCGCTGCTTTCTTTGTAGAAACGGAAGGTATTGAGTATCTAGAAGAGCGGTTAAACTACGATGTAGCTGCTTGGACTCCCCCCGGAGTAACCAAAGTTATCATTGCCATGTCCTGCTCTAGGTCTGATAACTATAGAAGGGACTACTGGCCCGAGTACAAGGCTCACCGGGATGTCAAGAAGCATACCCCAGAAGCCCTGCCAGAGGCTGAGGAGTACCTTGCTAGCCTGTCCAAGATCGTTACCGTGCCTAGACTAGAGGCTGATGACCTAATGGGTCTAATGGCATCCTCCGG